ACGCGTCCGGGACGACGATGCGGCCCTTGCCGAGGCGGATGTCGCGCATCCAACTGGCGTACGTCTCGTCGAGGCTGTCCATCAGCGGCTCGATGCCGTCGAGGTCGGACCGGCCGAGATCCGCAAGTTCAGCGCTACAGCGCCAGCGCCGCGAGTTCTGGTTCGGGATGTACGAGACGTCCAGCCCGTCGTACCCGGTGGCGAGCGCTCCGTCGGCGTCCACGGAGGGCGCGTAACCGGCAGTCGCCGGGTGATCCTCCAGCGGGACCGGCCGTCCGAGTTTGCCCTTCGTGCCCTGGTAGAGGCCGTGGACGATCCGGCCTGGCTCGTGCAGCTCCAAGTGCCGCCAGACCTGTCCGTCCTCCTCGTGGACGACTCGCCAGAAGGTCACCGAGGAGAGCCGGTTCCAGGTGAAGGTGGGGATGGCTCGGTCGGCGTGGGTGGCGTGCAGCCACGGCCGGTCCGCCACCTTCTTGTCGTACACCGGCCGCAGGTAGATCCCGCCCAGCGCGGCCCCGACCTCGGCGGCCGTCTGGAGGGTGGCGAGCATGCCGTCGTCGGTGAGCAGGTCGAGCCGCTTCTGCGTGGAGGCGCCTTCGACGGTGAGCTTCGGCGGCTCGGAAAACAGCAGGTCGGCGCTGCCGCCGCAGATGTCGCCAGCGATCGGGACGTGCAGCTTGGTGCGGCGTTCGCCCGGGGCGGTGGGGGTGCCCCACCACCAGCGTGCGATCTTGCCCATCACGCCGGTGCCGTACTGGATCGGCTTGGGATCTGGGCCGAAGCCTCCGCTGCCAGCACCGTAGAGGGCTTCAAGGCGGTCGGGGTCGCCGGACCACCAGGTGTCCCAGACGCCCATCGAGTCGAGGGCGGGTTTCAGGTACGGCGGGGGCCAGGAGACGTTGCCTGTAGGGAGTGGCATCAGGAGGGCCCCCGTTCCAAGAGCAGATGGGCCAGGCTCAGCCACGTCGCGGCCAGTTCGTCGAGCCGTTCCATGAGTGCGAGATTCGTCTCCAGTTCGGCCATGCGCAGGAGGCGTGACGCGTTGTCGATCGCGCCGTCCACGGTGACTGGGGGTGGCGCGGGGAGATGCTCTGTCACGCGGCCTCCAGTCGGGTGGACAGGTAGGGCCGCCACAGGGATTCGGTCGTGCGGATGCCGTAGCGGAGCGCGTCACAGCTGTGGTCGTTTTCCTTGATCGGCTTGTCGTCGCCGCGTTCCGCCGCCTCGTCATCCCAGCTGTAGCCGGGCATTTCGTCGATGAGGCCGACGGCGGACTCGTGGATGTACAGGTCTTCTGTGGCCAGCAGGGAGGACACCGTGCGGATGCCGTCCAGAACGCTGTTGTCGGCCTGGGTGACGCCAAGGACCTGGTCGCGGTGCAGCTGCTCGATGTACGAGGCTGCGGACGGGTCGACGACCGTCCACTCCGGCTGCACGCCTACCGTCGTCGTGCCGGGCTGAGGGACCTTCGCGAGCCACTGCCGGCGGGCCCGCGAGTACTCGGCGTCCGTCATCTGCTTCCGCTCGCGGCGGGAGTCGTAGCGGTACTCGCTGACCACGTAGAGCTTCCGGTCCGCCCCGAGCCCGAGCAGCACATCGGCGTACGGGTTGACGGTGCCGTAGTCGATCGCGTCGCACAGCCATCGATCGATCCGCGGCAGCGTCGACACGACGTGCTTCTTCGCGTCGAAGCATTCGTAGATCGCGCCCTCGGACTGCACCCAGTGGCCGAGGATGTAGCGCCGGTACCAGAGGCCGGTGAAGTTACGGCGCATCCGGGCCTTGTAGTCCTCGGACAGGGCGGGGTTGTCGTCCATGACGAAGTGCCAGGTGCGGATCCCCAGCTCGTCGGCCCGATTGAGCCAGTCCTTGCGCGCCCAGTGGCCTGGGTTGTCTGGGTTGGTCGTCGCGAAGATCAGCGCGCCGTCCACGCTCATGCGGTCGACCAGGCGCTTGAAGAACTCCTTCGGGAGTAGCGTCAGCTCGTCCACGTACGCGCCCGCGCCCGTGAGGCCGCGGAGCCGGGCTTCGGCCTTGGCGTCGTTGGCCGTGATGACCTCGATCTGCTTGCCGAGGATCCACGCGACGCTGGAGCCGCGGGTGTAGGAGACGAGCTTGGCGGTGTCGACTCCGACGATGCTCGGGTCCTGGAGCGGACCGAAGACGTTGCGGGCGACGGTGTCGTAGGTCTTGCCGACGACGACCAGGTCCCCGCCGGCGGGGGCTGTCCAGACGTACATCAGCCAGCGCAGGAGGCTGGCGATCGTCTTGCCGGACCGGACGCTGCCCTCCCAGACGTTCAGCCAGGCTGTCGAGTGGGCGATGCTCCGTTCCTGCTTGTCGGACAGCCCCAGCTCAGTGGTCGCCATGCTTGGCTCGGAGCTTGTCGAAGAGGCCCACCAGGAGCGAGCCAACCTCGTCCGCGCCGCCCTCCTCCTTCGGCGGGGAAAGCTTCAACGAGCGGTCCACGGCGGTGGCGACGAGGGACATGTACGCGCGCTTGTCGCCGGGTGTCGGCTCGGGCGCGACGTGGGTGTCGAAGTCGTGCTCCTTGCCGCCCCAGTCCCAGTACTCGTGTGGCTGGTTGATCTTCGCGGCCTCGCGCTCGGCGATGTCGTGCAGCTTGATGGCGAAAGCGGCGCGGCGAGCGGCGAGGTCAGCGGACCGGATCTCGGTTGCCTGCCGGACCTCGGCGGCCCGGGAGAAGCTGATGCCGAGGTCCTTGGCGATGGTGCTGATGGTGCGGCCGCCGCGGCCGAGGATCTCGGCGATCTCGTTGCGGCCCTTACCCTCGGCGTGAAGCTCGCGGACGCGCTGTCGCTCGGCGTCGGTGACCGGCTTGGCTGTGCCCATGGGCGGTCACCCCCTGGACATGGCGGAGGCCCGCACGGTGGCGGGCCTCCGGGTGCGCCCTGGGGCGCTGGTGGATTCTCTGAGTCTGTTGTGTCCGGGCACGCCGGACTTGGCCTCAGGATGGATCATGCGGTGCCGGGATGCAACTACGTCACGCTCAGACCTCGCAGAACCCGGACTTCTTCAGTGCCGCGTTGATCTTCGCGCCCTGCTCCTCAGTCGTGATGACATCCTTGTACGTGAAGCGCTGGGAGGCCAACCAGTCGATCCTCCGGACACCCTCGCCGTTGATCGCCGAACACTGGTTCCGCGCGGCATCGACCGCCTTGTCCTCGTACTTCACGACGTCCGGGGACGCCTCGGCAAGAGCATCCAGGAGGGACTGACGGTCGGCGCCGGTCGGCCGGGGCGGAATTCCAGCAGCCTTTGCCGCGGCCTCCTGGTCCTCCTTCTCCTTGGCTTGGTCAGCGGGATCTACCGGGCATGTCCGGTCATCGTTGGTGGAGAACTCGGTGTCGCCGGGTTCCAGACCGGTGGTGACGGCGCCCATGCGGCCGATGGCCTTCTGGCCATTGGCGAGGCGGTTGTCGACGTCTTTGGTGCCGCCGGTGGAGCAATTGATCATGATGTAGTAGCCGGCCTCGTCGGAAAGGCTGTCGGCCACGGCATCGAAGACCTTGCGGAGGTGCGCCGTGGTGTCGACCTCGACGACGACGTTGCGCTTGTTGCCGGAGTCGTCCTGCTCGACGACGCTGTACTTCAGGGGCTTCGCGTCCTCGGTACCGCCGTCTCCGCCGTCGAGCGCGCTGCCGAGGATGATCAGCAGGACGACCAAGCCGAGTACCGGCAGGCACCCGAGCTTGAAGACCTTCTTCGCGGTGGCGTCGGTTCTCTGGCTCACGGCTCTCCCTCGTAGTGATGGAGAGGCAGTTTTGCGCCGCTTGCTCAGGCGTGGTGCAGGTGTGGCGGTTCTGTGACGGTGTGTTCGACGGTGACGGGCGTCAGGGCCGTCATGACGGGCGAGTACAGGCGTCACCTGGGACGGGCTCCGCTCCGTTCACAGTCGACCTAGCATCTCTTCATGGCAACGCTGCTCATATCCCTTGCCGCTCTCGCGGTCAGCATCATCTCGTTGGTCTGGCAGTTCATCAGCTGGCTACGGAACGGCCCCGTCATCCGCGTAAAGACCCACTACGCGATCCCCGTAATAGCCGGGGAAATGGGGGGCTCTCAGTACCTCTCGGTGTCTGCTACGAACAGGGGCCGCGCGCCCGCCACGATCACGTCATGGGGCCTGTTGTTGCCCGATGACAGGACCACAGTGTCGAACAGTGCCCCCCTACCGGGGGTTGAGCCGCTCCCATTCCGGCTTGACCCATACGCCGAAAGCAGCTGGTACATCGCAGCTGAGGCCGTGGATCAGATCTGCGCAGACGGCGGCTTCACGCACGAACAGATTCGCCCCTTTGTGGTCGTGGCAGGGCAGGGAAGACGAGTCGGCAAGCCGCTTCGCTAAAGCCTCAGTCGTCCTCGCTGAGGGCGACCTCGACTTCCTTGATCTTGCCGCTCATCGAAAGCTCGGCGCGGATGTTCCGGTCGCCGGGGATGCCGGCCTTGCGTGCGTCGTCGATGAACTGGGCGAGTTCGTCGAGGGTCATGTCCTTGGCTTCGCCGGTGGCTCGGAGTGATGTTGGCACGGGTCCATGGTGGCGTACGTGGGCCCCGCCGCGGGATGGAAGCCGCGACGGGGCCCGGGGCGCGGTCAGTGGCCGCAGTTCTTGGTCCACCAGCCGCAGGTGGCGCAGTACTCGTAGAGGGCGGTGACGATACAGCGGATCATCCGTCGTTCACCTCCCCTTTGCTGGAAAGGCCTTTGAACGCCTCGGCAAGGAATCGACCGAAGATCTCCTCCGCTTCGGAGCGTTGGACTGGGGAGCCTCGTAGGATCTGGCCCCCGTCGCCGATGGCCTCTACACGGATC